TCAATCATTGACACTTTCTTCTGTTGGTTTGAATGGTAAATCTTGCTGGCCAGCTTGTTTGGCGAGCATAGCTTTGAGCACTTCGATCCGTTGCTTGGGTGTGACTTGCGGCACGTCTTTGAGATTTTCGCGCGCGGCGTCGGATTCGTGTTTCATTTCTTTGACGAATCGAGAGACTTCTCGGTTTTCGAAGTCTCTTCCACGGCGGCGTTTTTGGCACCACGTGATGTGTAGACTTTTACGGGCGCGTGTGATGCCGACGTACATCAGGCGGCGCTCTTCTTCGATGCGTGTTGGGTCTTCGAGGGCTTCGTCACGTGAGATGTGTGGCAGTAAGCCTTCTTCTACACCGACGAGAAATACGTGTGGGTACTCTAAGCCCTTTGAGGCGTGTAGAGTTGATAAGCGCACGGTGTTTTCTTCGGCATTGCCTTTGTCGAGCATGGAGATGAGCACCATGCTTTGAATGACTTCAGAGAGCTTTTTGTCGTCTTCTTCTGCGCGGCGTTTCATCCATGCGACGAACTCATTGACGTTTTGCCATTTGTTCTGTGCTTGTCGCTCATCAAAATGCTCGTAGAGATACTGCTCGTAACCAATAGCTTTGATGAAATCATCGAGTACTTCTGGGGCTTCGTCTTTGGCGGCGCGTTCTTCGAATGTATTGATGAATTCAACGAACTCAAGCAGCGGTTCTAGCTGGCGCGCAGTTGAAACGCTGGCAAAACCCGCTTCAAAAACCGCTTCAAACAGCGGTATGCTGCGTCGCCCAGCGTACTGGCCGAGGTGTTCTAGCGTGGCGGCACCAATACCGCGTTTAGGTGTGGTGACGGCACGGATGAATGCGGGGTCGTCGTTGATGTTATTGAGCAGTCGGAAATATGCCATGATGTCGCGAATCTCAGCGCGCTCGAAAAACGACTGACCGCCTGACATGACATAGGGAATACGCTCTTTGCGCAGAGCTTGCTCAAACACGCGGGCTTGATGATTGCCGCGATACAGAATCGCATAGTCAGAGAATTGAGCGTTGTTGGCGATTTTGTGCGCTTGGAGTCGCATGACGACGTTTTCAGCTTCTTCCTCTTCATTCGCCATCGGGATGACGCGAATCGGGTCGCCTTGTCCGTACTCACTCCAGAGCTTTTTATCAAACAACTTCGGATTGTGCGCAATGACCGCATTGGCCGCGTTCAAAATTCGCTCTGTGGAGCGATAGTTTTGTTCCAGCTTAATCACCTTTAAACGGTGAAAATCTGTCTGCAATAATTTTAAGTTATCCAGCGTTGCACCACGCCATGCATAAATCGCTTGGTCATCATCACCCACTGCGGTGAACATCCCGCGCACGCCAGTGAGCAGTTTGAGCAATGCGTACTGGCAGCTATTGGTGTCTTGGTACTCATCGACGAGAATGTAACGCAGCTTGGCTTGCCAACGGTTGCGGACTTCTTCGTTTGATTGCAACAACTCGACAGGCAGGCGAATCAAATCATCAAAATCAACTGCTTGATAGGCCGAAATGGTGGCGTTGTAGTTCGCGTAGACGCGAGCGAATTGCAACTCTTGCTCATCCTTGGCTTCTTTTAAAGCCTGCTCAGGTGTGGTCTGACCATTCTTCCACAGCGAAATCGTCGATTGCATGGTTTTAATCAATGCTTTGTCCGTCGTCGCGCACAACTCTTGCAAAATCGAAAAGCAATCGTCTTGGTCAAGGATTGAGAATTTTTCTTTCAGTCCCAAATGCTTGGCTTCATCGCGCAAAAATCGCACGCCGAACGAGTGAAACGTCGAAATCGTCAAGCCTTTCAGATTCGCCGATGAGCCGCTCATGATTTTTGTCACGCGCTCAGACATTTCTTTTGAGGCTTTATTGGTGAATGTTACCGCGAGGATGTGTTTCGGCTCATAGCCACAGTTGTTAATCAAATGTGCGATTTTTTGGGTAATCACCCCTGTTTTGCCACTGCCTGCTCCCGCAAGCACCAAACAAGGACCGTCGAGATAATCAACGGCGGCTTGTTGCTGTAGGTTCAAACTCATTTTTTTCGGTGATGCGTGTGTGGCCATGGACTGCTTTTTTGAATTTCGATAGGGATAAAAAAAGCACTGCGCAGAGCGAAGTGCCTGTAGTGTTTCATGGGGTTATTGTACCGTCTATTCAATCCTGACGAGCCAAATTAACCCGTGTATTCAGCACAAGATCAAGTGAAAAAATGTCTGAATCGGCAGAGTGTCTCAAAAAAGCAGCATTCACAATAATAACCATAATTTTTATATGGATTTAGCTGAGGTCGGTGGGTTTTCAGATTTGACAGGCGTATATAACTGAAATAACCCATCAACAGAAGGAGGTCACAATGGCGGCAATCCCCCATCAAATCAGACAAATACACAACTCAATGGTCAATCCCCAAAGCCATCATCCGTCAATCAAACCAAAAAAAATCGCCACAAAAATACCACACGCCAACGCGCATTGACGAAACAGCCCATCACCAAGCAGGCAGAAGCTCTGCCGCAAGCAGTGCAAAACGACATCAGCGAGCGCCAAAATGCCGCGGTATATACCAATCTGCAAGCGGTCGGGGATATAGTGAACAATACCATCGCAGGGGAAATCGTCATGTTTGACCGCTCATGGTACAACCGCACGGGTGTTGAACGGGTTATGGGGTTTTGCAGCGATCAGGAATACACTGAATTCATGCGTCAGTGCCCTGAATTCGAGCGCAATTCGATGCGCAGCGGTATCATCCTCGTCAAGTTTTGGTGCTCAGTCAATCGCAATGTTCAGCGTCAGCGTTTCTCTGAGCGAAAAAATCACCCGCTCAAACAATGGAAGCTCTCGCCGATTGATATGGCCTCGCTCGATAAATGGGAGGACTACACAGCCACCAAAGAAGCGATGTTCTATCACACCGACACCGCTGATTCACCATGGACCGTGATTAAGTCTGACTGCAAAAAACACGCACACCTCAATGCCATGAGCCACATCCTGCAGCTTTTGCCATACAACAACAGAGATGTGCAGGTTGCAGTGCCCGTTGACGCGTTATTGGTCAGCCGCCCAGGCATGGGGCATGTGCTGGAAAATGGCAAGCGCAACGACACGTTTGATTAAAAAGAAACTGCTCTAAACGAAAAAGCCAGACATCTCGTCTGGCTTTTTCGTAATCATGATGATTATGTTTTTATGCAGCAGGCTCGCGCAGCGTCAACCCATGTGCAATGGTGCGTCGCGCCAAGACAATGAACACCCACATACACGCCGTCGTGAGCACAAGGTAACCTTGCATACCAAAATGCAAATACGTCCATTTATACACCTCCACCGCCACAGCCAAAACCGCCATAAATACCACGCTGACCGCCGCTGCTAAAATTCCTTTGGGTGCATCGCTGCCCGTGAGCGCGAATCGGTAATACACCGACATCGACAAACCATCGACAACCCCAATCAACGCTGTAATCAGTGCCAAAATCCACACCGCAGCACCGATAGTAAACACCAGACCGAGGCCGAGCAATGCAGCGCAAGCAGCAATCCAAAGCCCGATGTACAAGCTGCGCTGCAATGGCCAGCGGCCTGTGACATAAGCCAAAAATAAATTCGCCGCAATCAGGCAGCTAAACACAGGAATTTGCCACAAGGCAAACTCGCGACTGGACAGTCCAAAATCATTCATTAAAATCATCGGCCCCAACCCAATCCAGCCGAGCGTCGGGGTGATCATGAGAGCAGGGGTCATGCTGTTGCGCCAAAAGTTTTTGTCTTCGGCCAGTGCACGGTATTGATGAACAAGGTGTGATAAAAATCTCAGCAGATTCGGCGCACTGCGCATGGTGGATTGTTTGACCTCAAGGGGCAATGTTTCGGGCATGCAAAAGAACAAACCGACGAAAGCGATGAGCGCGAGACTGGCATTGATGGCGAAAATCGTCTGCCAGGGTGCCCACTCGATAATCCACGCACCGAGTAAAGGCCCCAGAAGTGGCGCGATGAGCGAAACATTCGCCATGAGCGCCATGATGCGGATGGCGCGTTTTTCCTCAAAGCCTTCTTGAATCGCCGCATAGCCGACCGCACCAATGAAGCTCATGCCCATGCCCTGCAACACGCGCAGCAGCATAAAGCCCTCAATGTGCGCGATGAAGTGAGTCGCCAAACACGCGAGGAAAAACAACGCCACACCCGTGAGCAACACAGGACGCCGCCCCACAAGGTCAGAGTACGGGCCAAGTAACCAGGTCAGCAACCCACCGCCAATCATAAACGCCGTCAGCGCCGTGGCAATCCACGCGCTGCTCACACCATGCTCCGCCACCACACGCGGCATGGCGGGCTGAATCATGTCGTTCGCGGTGTACACAGACACCTCAAACAGGACCAAAAAAATAGGGAACCAGCCCCACCAAACATGAGGAGCTTTGGTTTTTAATGAGATAGGCATAAAAGTCGCTTTGATGGGAATGTGCGTAAAGATTGGTCATGGCGGGCTTAGCTATTTGCCAGCGTCCACAATCTCCTTATCACTCATTCAGGTGTTTTTAAACCAGCGGTGACAAATCAGGATTCGCTTGTGTGATAATGCCGCCACCCAAGCACACCTCACCATCGTACAGCACGGCGGATTGGCCCGGTGTCACGGCCCATTGTGGTTCTCTGAAGTTCAGCTCAAAGCCCAACTCGTGCGTCGAAAACACACACGCCGAGTCGCTTTGACGATAGCGGCTTTTCGCCGCGATGTTGGTGCTCACTGGCGCGTGACCTACGACAAAGCTGACATCTTCTGCAATCAGCATGGAAGATTGCAAGGATGAGTGCTCGTGGCCTTGGGCGACATACAAAATGTTTTTCGCAATATCCTTGTGCACCGCAAACCACGGCTCGCCCGTGCTGTGCTTGTCACCGCCGATGCCGATGCCTTTGCGCTGACCCAATGTATAAAACGACAAACCGACGTGCTCGCCGACCACACGACCATCAAGCGTACGCATCTCGCCTTTGTGTGTCGGCAAGTATTGATTGAGAAAATCACGGAACGGGCGCTCACCGATGAAGCAAATCCCCGTGGAGTCCTTCTTCGCAGCATTTGACAGCCCAAGCCGATGTGCGATGTCGCGCACTTGGGTTTTCGGCATTTCGCCCAAAGGGAACAATGTTTTAGAGAGCTGCGCCTGATTCAAACGATGCAAGAAATAACTCTGATCCTTCGTCGCATCCAAACCCTTGAGAAGCTGAAACTCACCATCTACCTCGCGCACCCGCGCATAGTGACCTGTCGCGATGTACTCTGCGCCCAGACTCATGGCATGGTCGAGAAACGCTTTGAATTTAATCTCAGCGTTACACAACACATCAGGATTAGGCGTGCGCCCCGCGCTGTACTCGCGCAGAAACTCAGCGAACACACGATCTTTGTACTCGGTCGCGAAATTCACCGCCTCGATGTCCACACCGACCACATCGGCCACCGATGCTGCGTCGAGCCAGTCTTGACGCGTCGAGCAGTACTCGGAGTCGTCATCGTCCTCCCAGTTTTTCATGAATAGGCCGATGACCTCATAGCCTTGCTCTTTGAGCAGCCACGCCGTCACTGACGAATCCACACCACCTGACATACCGACCACCACGAGTTTTTTTGTCATGCCAAACTCCGTAAGTCTTTCACCAGTGTCAAATCAAGCCGTTGGCCATTGAGATAATCATTCAAACACTGTGCCACAATCGGATTGCGATGTATGTCACGCAACTCCATCACCTCGTCCGCCGTGAGCCACATCGCCTCAATAATCCCGTCATCCAAATCCGAATGAACAGGTGCATCACCCACCGTGCCGATGAAAGTCAGGCGCAGATACGTCACCGAATTATCCTCTTTTTCTGACACATAAATCCCGAGCAGAGCCGTCGGCAAAAACTCAAAACCAGACTCCTCAAGCACCTCGCGACGCACCGCATCGAGCAAAGACTCGCCAGCCTCCCAGTGACCCGCAGGCTGATTCAGCCGAATCCCATGGCGCGTGTGTTCACGCACCATTAAAAATCGGCCATCGCGTTCAACCACAGCGGCCACTGTCGCGTGTGGGGTCCAAACTGGTTCGCTGTGCGGCATCATAACTACCCAAAAATTAAAACATCTATTTTAGCACGAGACACAAAAAAGCCCAGCGCCAAGGCTGGGCAATCAATAAGTTTATCCATCAGACAAACCGATGGGTGTTACTCCACGCGGAATGAGATTTTGCAAATCGCGCCATAAGAGGTTACTTCACCGTTGCTCACGTATGCCTTAATGTCTGTACAGCCACAGATACGATTTATTTTTAGCGGTGTTCAATACCGTTGGTGCGGTTTTTTTGTTTGTCAACTTGAGTTAAGGGAATGGCGGACTGTGCCGGCAGGTACAACGCGATAGCTTAAGTTTGATTTTGAGCCTCCTTCAATACAATGACGGTATTAGCACAGGGCGAGATAGGTTGAAAGCAAGGACAACATGGGCTGTTTCTAAACGTGGGACGCACGATGAATATCTTGCTCGTATTCGTGGCTTAAAGGCTGATTTGGCGTCTTTGATATAATTCCCGTTTGCGTGATTTGTCTGAAAGCTGTTTCCGTTAGGTAACGGCTATAATCAATTTTCGCCACACCGTTGTTTTTGTGTAAGTTTTGCATCTTTTTTGCACTACTTGTTTTGCTTTACGGTGCAAAAAAATGCAAAGTAGTGCAAAAAGCCACCCGACGTTACAGTGACTGACGGCTGGCTGACGGAAGTGAAAACCTGACTCTTTTAAAGCAAAAAAACGGCTTACATTCTTGTAAGCCGCTTGTATTCTGGTGGCCTGGGGCGGAATCGAACCGCCGACACAAGGATTTTCAATCCAACCCGAACGGGTTTGACAACCTTTGATAAGGTTTGATTATACCGCATTAATTATAATTAAAACAACAGGTTATGAATTATCGTGCTACCATTTGCATAGATTTACCTTGATAACTTTTGATATTTACTGGCTACATGATGGCTACATGTAGCAGAATTATACAAAAGCATTTTGTTTAAACTCACATAATTAAAACCACCCCATGAGCAATAAAATTCCCTTTACAGAAGTCCGAGTGAGTTCCTTAACTTGCATCACAAACAAAGCCCAATCATTTTACTGGGATACTAAAACCCCGTGCTTAGGCGTTCGAGTCACATCAACTGGTGCAAAAGCCTACATCTTTGAGGTCAAACTTTTCGGTAAGACCATCCGAATTACCATCGGCAACACCGATAGCTGGGCACTAGGCCAAGCTCAAAACGAAGCTCGTCGTTTAAAAGTGCTGGTAGATGCAGGCATAGACCCCCGCCAAGAGAAAACGGACAAGCAAGCACAAGCCGAAGCCAAAGCAGCAGAAATCAAGCGGCAAAATGTCATTGTTGCTGACATGTGGACTGAGTATATAGAAGCCGGTAAAACCAAGTGGGGTGAGCTGCACTGTAACGATCATATTCGTTTAGCCAGTGCTGGAGGCGAAAAGAAACAACGAACCAAAGGGGTGCGCAAAGCAGGTGTCTTATCATCCCTCATGGGACTGCGATTTGTCGAACTGACCGAAGAGGTCCTTATCGCTTGGTTACAGAATGAAAGCATTGAGCGTGCAACGCAAGCCGCACTTGGTTATCGTTTATTGCGAGCCTTTGTCCGTTGGGCACATGAAGACCAACGTTACACAGGTATTGTAGACCCGCAAATTTTCGGTGTGCGCAAGGTCAAAGAGAAAGTGCAAAAGCCCAATGCCAAGAAAGACGATACCCTATCGCGCGAACATTTAACCGCGTGGTTTGATGCCGTGCTGAACATTCCAAATCATTCAATACGAGTTTATTTAATATCCTTAGTACTGACAGGAGCTCGACCCCACCAAGAAATGGCTATGCTCAAATGGGATGATGTGGGTTTTGAATGGGGTGGACGTTTGGTATTGCATGACAAAATCGAAGGTGAGCGCATCATTCCATTGCCTCCCTTTTTGGCGCATCTAATTAAACAATTGCCACGAATAAATGAATATGTTTATTGGAGTGAAACTGCTGAACACGGTCACATCACCAACGTGTACAACACCCACAGCAAAGCATTAAAAGCGGCAGGACTGCCACATGTATCGTTGCACGGTCTGCGTCGCTCATTCAGCAATTTGGCTGAATGGGCCGAAGCTCCCGAAGGAGTGATTAAACAGATTATGGGGCATGCACCGACCGATACGCATAATCGCGTTTACAAGAATCGCCCACTTGATCTGTTACGCCTGTGGCACCACAAAATTGAAGCATGGATATTAAAAGAGGCAGGTATAGAATTTATACCTGCCCCTGTACCCGCTAAAAGCCATCTGCGTGTGGTCAATGGCTAAAAGCGAATGAACCCTTTGCACGCCGCCACACTTCTCTTGCGGCGTGCCACCTCGTAACCCTCACGAGAGCCTTCATCATTGGTATTGCCCTCAATTGTCCAGATGGTATTGCCATCGACTTGCTGCACAATGCCCGTATGTCCCAAGCCTTTACCATAATCTAAAATCATGATGTCGCCCACTTTCGGTTGACTGTGACGGCGCGTGCTCGAAGTTTCATTCCACTGTCTCAGCACACCGCCCGTCTTAATCAACGGATTGACGATAGCTAACTCTTTGGCCGCTTCATGGAAACACCAATAGACGAATGCCATACACCATGAATAGCCTGAATTCAGTCCGACCGATTTTAAGTACTCATCAACTTGTTTACCACCGTTTGTGCCTTTGGGTGACTCAGCAACATTTAACTGGGTTTCCGCTTTTGCCAAAGCCTGTTTAGTAATTTCGCTCATAGGCGCACTCCTTATTTATAGTTGGTTGTGGATTGATGCCTGCCATGTGGCTCTTTGGTAGAGTCTCTTGAATGAACGCTTGTTGCGCGTAACAAATCTGAGCCAACGCTAAAACGATCCCCAATAGAGCAAATGCATCCAATAGGCGGCAGGCGTATTGACCGTATTTACTGAGAGCTTTCATGATCGCCTCCTGATTTTTGGCCTTGGGAACTAAACCAATCTTTGATCTTGTGCAAGGCCAAACCCTTGATCATCGGTGGAATGGCTTTGCCCGCATAACCATAGAACAGAGCAATCACGCCATTGAGGGATCGCATCAAATCTTTGTTGTTCAAATCATTTGGAAACAACCAATCATCCAACATCGAGGCTGTCAGTCCTGTGGCAAACAAACCAATGAACAAACCAGACAACAAGGTGATCGAATGGTCGGCTGGATTGAATTGGCTTTTGCGCAAGTCGTTAAGCACCGTAATCAAAACGCCCACGCCAGCCCCAATCACAGTCACCATCGGGACTTCCACCCCAAGCAGTAGGATCGATGCACTGGACATCACCACCCCAGTGATGGCTATGATTTTTTGTAATACGGCATCGCATGAAAGTGACATAAGTAAATCTCCTGTAAATTACGTAGTGAAATGATGACAGCTTAAAAAGTCAGTTCCTGTGGACTTTTCCAAAAGCAGCTACCGCATTTTCATTAAACGCAGCCAAACCACACTAAATAAGCAATTGATAGTAAGATGCCATGAGACTTTTATAGGGAGAGGACAGGATCATTTTTTATCCGTCTAATGGCCAACTTTGATTTAACTTATCTAAACTTATGAAGCTAATAGAACCAAAATACATTACTTGGCCACGCTTGCAAAAACGTAAAACACTTGAAATCACGAGCAATCAAGTCTTGCTCGACCAGCTAACGCTACGTCCAGTTTCCATCACCAGCACAAGCATCAAGGCTCCTTGGTACATTCCTCTTTGGTTTGGCTTTAATAGGTTATTAGTGGAGTACAAAACCACGGAAGAATCGCAAATCTTCACATTCTGGGATACGACAAGTAACATCACGCAAGCGAATGAGCAAATTCAGCAAGTTGTTCAAGCACAGTTGACCAATTTAATTGAAGAGCAACAGCAAACCATTCATGAGATTGAAGAGCGCAGAACTGCTTTATACAAACCATCACGGTATGTACGACACTCTCAAGCGCACCGTTTTGCTCTCAACGAAGTTCATGACCACAATCGCGCCAAAAGCATCACCGCAGACGTTAAACGACACCCGATGGTTACAGATAAACTCGAAAGCCTCATCAATGAGCTTCAGATGTATGTTGATATCCAAACTGCATCCATAAACAACACAGAGCCAACACGTCTGGCACACAATCAAACGTACCTCAAAGACAGTAAGAGAAATCATTCCGAATATTTTAGGAGTGTAGAAAGCAGCCCTTTAACCGATGAGCAGATTGATGCGGCACTAACCTTTGAAGACATCACGCTGGTGTCCGCTGCGGCAGGCTCAGGTAAAAGCTCGTGTATTGTCGGCAAAGTAGGTTTTGCACTCAAAACAGAATTGTTTCGGGATGATGAAATTCTCATTTTGGCATACAACAAAGATGCGGCGACAGGTTTGCAAGACCGCCTTAACGAGAAGTTAGGGCAATTGCTCAATCGCCCGATCAATGTGGCCTCTCGGACATTTCATAAATTTGGCTTGGACACCTTAATCGAGTACCACGGTGAACAATACAGACCCAAGGTTTTCAAAGAAGATGAAGACGAAGAAGGTAAAATGGTCAAAAAATTGATTGCAGACCTTCTAGCACAAAGCACACGCTTTCAGAACGCAGTCACTGATTGGTATGCCGCTGCGCTTTATGACGCACCCGAACCGATTGGTTGTCCTGATGATATTGACGATTGCGAAAAGAATTATGAGGAACTGTGCCAAAAACGCTTGCGTGAAAAGCGCGATACACCTGCACAAATAAAAGCAGACAATGCACGAAAGGTTTACCAAGGCACCATTCCGACGTTACGTTTAGGCCTGTATGTGCGCTCGTTTGAAGAAAGAGCCATTGCCAATTGGCTGTTTATGCGTGGCGTCAAGTTTGAGTATGAAGCAGCCGATTGGGGCGGGGCCAAACGCATGGGCAATCCCGTCAATAAAAACGGCAATAAAATTCCGTTAAGCCCTGACTTTACCTACACCCTCACGCGCACTTTGCCTACAGGCGAATCCAAAACCATCACCGTGATACACGAGCATTTTGCACTCAACCAAAAAGGGCAAGCCCCCGAATGGATGGGGGGTGATCAGTACGTCCAAAGAGCCAAAGACAAACGGCTCATGTACCAAAAATGGATGAAGGCTTCAAAAAACACCACCAAAGAAGTGATTTTCTTTGAAACCCGCAGCAGTCAAATACGCGATGGTAGTATTTTTGCATACCTCACGGAGCAATTGAACCTGCATGGTATTGAAATCGGATCAGTGGATGAGGAAATCCGTCAAGAAGCCCTTCTAAATTTTAGCAAAATCAACAGCGCAGAACGATTGATCAACAGCTTTGTGGTTCAGTTCAAAAACTCGGGCTTGAGTAAAGATGCTGTTAAAGAGCGGGCGATGCGATCTAATGATCGTTACCGTGCCCTTCTGTTTTTGAAAGTGGCTTTTATGGTATTTGACGCTTACGAAGCCGAGCTTAAAAAAACGGACAAAATTGATTTTGCGGACATGCTGCACAACGCCATGGAGTTATTACAAAGCCACAACGTCAAAACACCCTACCGCTGCATCATGGTAGACGAGTTTCAAGACATTTCTGGGTTAAGAGCTGATCTGATTAAAGCGATACTGGCACAGTCACCTGATGATTCAGTCGTGTTTTGTGTCGGTGATGACTGGCAAACCATCAACCGTTTTGCGGGTTCTGATGTGGGCATCTTTACGGATGTGGCGCAACATTTTGAACGTCATACTCAAAAGCTGGAGTTGACAACAACATTCCGCTGCGCACAGGGGATTGCTGACGTATCGCGTGCATTGATCATGAAAAACCCAAATCAAATGGATAAGCACGTCAATGCTTTTAACCCCGTGCCCAAACTGACCACAGGGGTGCGCCTTGTTTTACATGACTCTACTGAAAACGACCGTAAACAAGCTCTTGTCAGCCAGTTGGAGCATATTACCAAAATCGCCCCTTCCATCGGCTTACCACATCCCACTGTTTTACTGCTACGCAGAACCCGACGGGGGCCTTACACATTGGAGGGCATGCGAGACGACGAATACCTCGATGGTCTATGCAATGCGTTTAAAACGCGCATGGATATAAAACACATGACGATGCATGGCTCTAAGGGATTGGAGGCTGATTTTGTGATTGTGCTGGGTTTGGACTCAGGTGAGCGCGGTTTTCCGAGCAGTCTCCCACCCGAACCTCTATATGATTTGGTCTTGCCAGAGCAAAAAAGTCACATTGAAGAAGAACGCCGATTGTTCTATGTCGCATTGACACGAGCCAAGCATCAGGCCATTGTCTTGACCGATGCCCACAACCCCAGCCTGTTTATCCGAGAACTCAGTCGCATCAACAAAGACTTTGATGCCATCAGATCTGTGGATTTACGAGCCAAGGCAGAGGCTTAAATTATTCGAGTATCAGCGGGATTTTGCCAGAACCTTAGCCACCCCATGAATCGACTTGAGCAACACACCCAATCGCTCATTTTCAAACTTCCCGTGTTCTTTGTACTCGTCCGAATCGAACAAGCCCGCTAGCTCAGACAAGGTGCATTCATCGGCCTGCCTAAAATCCCAACCCAACTCAATCGCGGCGCGATGCCGCGCTTGTTTGAGCTTGCCCGCTAAGGCGTAGCGTCCACTCGGTAAAAAAGGCATCACGGCGAAATCGCGCAGGGTTTGGATTGCTGCCCCCTGCCTCCTGTTCATTGTCTGAATCGGTGGATGGGGCTGTGGGCTTGGATAAAAACACGATGCCATGGTCATCAAACCCGATGTTGAACAGATGCGCCAACTTGTCCAAGCCGTCAATAAACGCCACAAACAATTCTAAAAACGCACTTTCGGGCAAGCCTTCAAACACCTGCATCCGTGCCTCAAGCCACTCACCGTAGGCCTTGGGGTTTTGTGTGTAACTTTGCTCCGCTGGGGGCTGTTCTTTATCAGGGCGGTACAAGGCAGCAGCCATAAAGCCCAATATCCACGTGAACCGCTCGATGGGTCGTGTTGCCCCCATCACAATCTCAGCCTCCACCCCTTCGGCCATATCTCCCGTGATTTGACTCACCGCCCAATCATCGCCCGCGCATTGACCAAGATGAACAAAGTCCAGCTCGTGCTGTTTGCCCGTGAAGAAGTCCGCGTATTTCAAATGCCCAATATCAAAGTTCGGGTGTTCACCCACCATGGACAAGTATTGCCCTTCAATAAAGATGCGTTCCTGCACGGTCAATTGTTGCGGCGTGGCCGTCTCGCCCGTTTGATGCCAAATGAGTGATTCGGTAACTTTCTCGATTAATAGGGATTTGTCGCGTTCGATAAACCCTTTCTCTCGGTTGAGCAACGCCATGGCTGAACCAATCGACATCTCTTTAAGCCGAAAGGTCAGGCGGGCAGTTTTACTCGGTGCACTGGCAATACTCATTAACTCACTCCAAAATAGATTTTACGGATGTCGGCCTCATCCAATGCCGTCAATGTCGCCAAGGTAATCGACAATTCCAAACTGGCGTAATGACCGTTGCTGGTGCGCGGTGAAGTGATCGGTTCTGAAATGGATTCAATCACCATCGGGCTATAAGTGCGCCCTGCGTATTGGAACGCCACCAGACGTGGCGCGATCGAGGGCATCAACGCGTACACGGCAGCCTCTTTGATGCTTTGCTGCTCGGTTGATTTCATCAAACCCACAATCGCGCCGTCGGGTGACAGGCTTTGTGGCAAAGCCCATTGCAGCAATTGAATCAACGGGGCTTCAACTTCGAGCTGCGCATCGCGGTAGGCTCTGAAATACAGCTTGACGGGAATTTTGATGGGCGGCATGTCACTAAAGACTTGCGTAGAGTTCAACTTGGTCAAACCCGTTCGGCCTTTGAATAGATCGAGCATGCTGTTACCCTCTTGCCGTTGGGCTTCACTGGTTGTACCTGTCAGGGATTTGGTCATCTCAACCAGACCACTCAGATAGCCGCTTTGTAGCATGGCCAGCAAGGCAGGGGCTTTGCTGTTGGTACCCGAGTTTTCAAAGGGGGATTGCCAGTTGAACACGTATTCAATCTCACCACCGTCGATTAACGGGGCGTGCACGCTGGTGTTGCCGTCTTTCTCATACCGTTTGGATTCGCCCTCACCCACTTGCACCACAGGGTAAATGTGGGCAATCAGGTGTTTGTTGAGTCCCTGCCACGCCGAACCAACCGACAAATCAAGGCTTGCGCCCTCAATCTGTCCGCCACTGCTTGTGTCACCCGCCCATGCCATGGCCTACAGACCCATTTTCAGGCGTGTGTGGTTTGAGCGAGCCCGTCGAAACTTGGCTTGTGCGGTTTGTGCTTTGAGCTGCATGCGTTTGAGATTGGCTTTGACCTTGGCCGATAAACGAACCGTGCCACTGATGCGCACATTCTTGAGTACCTTGCGACCATTGCGGATGACGGTCTTTTTCTTATAAACGGCATCGAATAAAGCCTCTTGTGCCTGCTCATCGAACACAAAACCGTTCAGCTCCTCATCTGCCGCCTCACCATCAGGCATGCTGCCCGCCAAGAAATCCAGCACGCGATCTGCCGCATCACTGTCCCAATCATCGAGCAATGCACAGGCATCCTCATCCGACACACCTTTACTGGTTAAGTAATCCGCGCCCGCATCGAGCAAGGCTTCGGCAATGGTTTGCTCATCGTCCGACAATTCGCCATCTTTGTCCCCATCAATCACACCAATGAACATGGCCTTGAGTCGATCCGCCAAGGTTTCACCTTCGTCCAGATCATCGGTTTCTAACCAAGTGGTGATAACATTGGTTGCATCGCGCTTGAATGCTTGTTCGTTGAAGGTGGTTTGAGCGGTGGATGCGCCACTCTCGACACCATCCAAATAATGTCCTCTTTGAAGTGGTGCTTGAGGAGTCGGCTTGGGTTGCTCTTGCCGCCCCATACCTGCCTCTTGATAAACGCCGAGTATGTCGAAACTCATGTTGCTCCTTTCAATTGTTTGTCTGTGTTTTGTGTGTTTGGTAATTGGTGTGGCATGTCGGTTCTTTACAGCGTCACTGTGACTGTGATGTGTACCTGTCGCGCCACCCCTTCGGGTCGGCAGATGATGTAAACCAGTAACGTGTCGGTCGGGCGCATTTCGCTTTTGACGATTTGCACCTGATACGGTGCACCGCCGAGTTCTTCAACGGGCAGTAACCACTTTGAGCCGTAGCAAGCTTTGAGCATGAGCTCGACTTGTTGCGTCCCGCCTTTGATGCCCTCGTCCATGCCCTTGAGCACCACAAACGACTTGGCGATCTCAGCGGCCATGTTTTCAATAGAGGTGATGATCTCAACCGCCGATGACAAATTGAAATGGCTGTTGCGCTTCTTCGACAACGTACACACATCCAAAAACGCGTAACGTCCACCGCCAATATAGGACTCATACACGCACGGTGTGATGCCTGCATCCGCGAGCAATGACAATTCTTCTTGCTTTGGCATATAGGTTTGCTTCATGCGTGGGCGCGACACACCGTAATCTCGTCCCGCAATCGGTTGGTGTTTTCTGGGCAAGCCGTAACCATTGACCATGGCATTACGGGCGCACGCATACGCAATCCGCAAATGCCCCGCACCGTAATAGCCCATGCCGTTGATGCCCGTCTCATCCAAAGCCTTGACGGGATGCCAGATCGCAGTAAGCAGCTTTTGATCTAAGTTGAGCTGATTGACCCAAATTGCTGCCTGTTCGGGCGTGAAGGTCGGCGGCACATCAATTGCGCCCGTGGTGTTGGTGTCGTACACGAGCTGATTGAGCTTGTAGACCAGAGCCACTGACTCACTCATCAATGACGATACATAGGTATAACGATACGTTGAGTTGGTCAAACCGAATACCGCTTCATCGTACTGCGCCATGGTGTAACCCGTACCACCTTCATCAAAAGCAAACAGCACCTCAGACAAGGCTTCTTTTTGTTGGCCGAGTTTGTTTTTACCGTAGGCGTTGTTTTGTGGCAAGATTTGTGACGAGGTGGTGAGTAGTAACTCGACATCGTCGGGTAGATAGTTTTCGGCAAACGCGGCGATGTGGTTCGGTAAACCATCCTCATCTTCACTGTGCAAATCCAATGAGCCCGTGATGGTGTGCAATAAGTTTTTGCGATTGTCATATAAGTTGATGGTCACCACCGTCGCGGGCAAACCCGCACCACCGATGTCAGAAACAGCAGGCGCGGACAAGCCCACACGGATACCATCATTGAAACAGCCCAGATGCTTGATGGCAAAAACAAAATCCTCTGCATCGGTCGGTGCATCGTCTTGTACGCTGTAGCGTATTTCGTTCGTACCGTCCTCATCGTATTCATTCTTTGCCACAATCCATTTGATGCGTGCCCCTGCCCCGACCAGTCGCCACACCACGGCAGCCTTCGCCCCTTTGCTCAATGCCTCACGTAAATTACGCTGGGCAATGTTGAGTGGATTAAGACGAATCGGCTCAGGTGTGCCAATCACCTTGTCCATGTTGCCCTTGTGCACCAAGATCGGCTGACCAATCTGACCACGTTTTAAACGGCACATGGCTGCAAACGATTGCTCACGCGTGGCATCAGTGGCAAACCGTTCAGAACGATCTTGCGTTGGGTTAAGCTGTACACCAACCTCAGAACCAAGCTGGCGCGTAAATGCGGTGTTGCTCATGCGACCGCCCCTGCCTGCTCAGACTCGTTGCCTACTGGAGCTTTTTTAGTGGATGCGGCTTTTGTGGTTTTACTGGGCTTGGGCTCTGGTGGCGTTTCGACGGCCTCTGATGAAGCGGCAGACGCGCCCTGTGGTTCTTGTGCATCATCTTGTGTTCTCTCCATTTGGGTGGCTGTTTCAATCTCTGCCTCGTCAATGTCAGACGGTGTTGGCGTGGCTTCTGGTTTTTCAACAGTGATCGCATTGACCCAGCCATTGATTTCACTGATCATTTCAATGTCAGTGGCAAAACGGTTCAACTGATCGCTGTCCCGAAACACAAATGTGCCTGTTTTAGAATCACTTGAATTGCTGCCCAAAGCCACCCCCGCATCACCAAACACCAAGGGCACGGGGACACGACTGGTCAAGATCAGTGTGAGTGGATAGGTCTCAGCGGCAAATGCCCCTTTGACCAGAGTATTGTTGTCTTTGCCCGTGAGTGACGGTGCACCAAGATTGATTTTCTGATTGTTTGTCATGCGATTCCTTTTAATGGTTGCGGGTTGAATGGTGTCGTTTTGTCCAACCGCTGTGTAAATGAGACTGCATCAAAGCCTGTGCAACTTGTGGTCTAAACACCACCAAGACACTCGGAAACGGTGCCGAATTTTTAGCCCCGCCAAACTTCACTCGGCCTTTTAAAAATGTCACCTCGCCATGTATGCAGTAGTGATGCCACCATTTCGTATCGACACGAGCGGGCAAGAGGCACACCACGGTTGCTTGATGGGTCTGCGTGCTTTCAAAGGCTTTCTTGATCCATTGATTAATGGTTCGGCCATAAGGCGGGTTCATCCAACATGTGCCTGACCACACTTGCAACAATCCATTTTGAGCTGGCGTAAAGAACCGCTCGCACTTGGCATTCTCAGGCACAGCACAAACATCTGTTTCAAACTTGAATACAGCGTTAAGCGCATCAAACAGAGCTTGTGGCGTTGCCCAATCATCGCTGTGACTGGAAAATAAGGCTTTGGATACCATCGTTTTGTCCTAACTTAAATGGCGTTGAGAATATCCACCACCCCGCAGCTTTTGGCGTACTGGGCAAATGGGTTGGGTTGAATCACCGACGAGCCTGTCATCAAATACACCTGATTGGCGTTGTCAAACTGCTTCACAGTCGGCGCATACGGTGAGTAGGCAACAAACGGGTTGAAAGAGACTTGCTCTTGATTCGCACCAACCATCACAAGTCGGCCATTGGTGGGTGGCAAGCCTTTACCTTTACCACCCATGTGCAACAGGCCATTGCCCGCAAAGTAGACTTCATATTGGTTATCCAAACGCCCCAAGCGGTAGACGTAAGGACGTTTGGGTAAACCCGAGGGCACAAAGATGGTGCTGTCAAGAGACGCCAAAAGCGCGGCGGCTTTCTCATCGGCATAAAGTATGTTGCCGCCGTGTGAGCCGTTGTCCATGGCCATCTTCTGTGACATCTGATTGAGCGTGACCCGTAAGTCTTTCATGATTTCCGAGGTGGTCTTTTGGTTCATCTGATCGGCTGCGTTGAAGTTAAAGAGCATGTAATTGCTGTGCAAACCAATCACCATGGCATCTTTGATGGCGGTGTAATGATCTTCAATCAGGGCTTGGCGTTGCGCAGCAGCCATGCCGTCGGTCGCAGGATCAATACCGATTTCGTTTTGAAACTGTTTGCGTGACTCTGGCGTGACTTCGACAAACAGACGGTATGGCACGGCGTAAATGCTTTTCTTTTGTGCACTCACACCAATTTGTGGTGTGTAGCGCATGTCTTTGTCTTTTTCCATATCCACAAACCCCACCGCTTGCACAAGCGTATTCTCAGGCAAGTCTGGTATGAATTTGGCACTGACCTCGCCCGTGTCCATAGTGATACTGCCACTCACAGCGTAAAGATCTGTGCCAATCTTGAACGCATTAGAAAACACTTCGACATTCGACTCTGATGCCGAAGTCGCTACCACCACGCCATTGACGCGAATCTGGGTTCGGTTTTTGAGTAAGGGCACCACCATACCGTCAGGGTCGCACTGATACGGTGTCACCATGTTGGCCGTGATTTTGCCATTGCCGTTTTCATCTAAGAGGGTGACGCGCTGCGGTGAGACCAAACGTTTGCCCGCGTTCGCGCCGTCGATGTTGCCGTTTTCTGGGTACAGGCCAAGGGCTTTGATCGCATCGTGTGACGCAATGATGATTTTGCCTTCGTTTGAACCGATGTCCTGTGGCAGATAGGCTGCAAAAGGGACGGCCGTTGCCACTGATACGCGGGTGGCGACGATGGCGCGGTTGGCCTGCATGGAAAGGGAATTGTGTTCTGTGCCAGAAACGCTATCACCTGCGACACTGTCCAAATATCCTTGACCTTGTTGGATGGCATGACTGATGACATCAGCGGTTGGTGAGCGGCCATGGGCGGTGATGAATGCGTCAACCCCTTTGCTCAAGGCCTGTGCCACACTGTCTCGGGCACGTTCGCCGTTGCCTGTGGCCGTGGCGACACTGTCGATATAGGCCTCAATGGTTTCGGGTACGTTTGGGTTACTCAATTGCTGGCTGAGTCTGTCGGTATCGACTTGGGGCGTTGTGGGCGTGATGCCCACTGAATCCATGAAGTGCTGCACTTCGGTATCGGTGGCATTGGTGTATTGCGGCATGTCTGTCCTTTGTCTTTGAAATCAGTCTGTGGGCAAATGGCCTCACATGCCGCAGATTATCAAACACAAAAAAACAGGCTCGGCTCGGTTTTTCCAAAACCACGCTTTGCCTGTTGACGACCTATTGACTGCCTGATGACTTTTCTTGAACCTATGCCGCTGCCAGCTTGCCCTGCACCTCGGCAATCGCTTCATCCAGTGCGGCGATTTGCTCGATCAGTTGCGCTTCAATGGTTTTGACCGTGCTTTTTAAACCTGCCTCTGCTGGGGTTGCGGCCATGGCTTTGGCGAGCTTGGCTTGAAAGGCCGAACGACCCCCCGCCAAACGGTCTGTGATTTGGGCAATCGCTTTGAGCTGATCATCTTGTGCACGAATCGCCAAGTCTTTGCCATTGAGCTTGACCTTAAAAATGTCACCGCTGGACTTGATCTGAAAAATGACGTTCTGCGAATCAGCAAAGGTCAATGACATTTCCCGATACGACACGCCACTGGTGCGCTTGGTGGTTGAGACGTTGGCTGATACAACGGGACATGAGGCCTGCGCAAAATACTTGACCACGTTTTTGGTGGCCGCATCTTTTTGCGTGCCCATTTTGTCAAAATCAAAAATGAAGTTAGGCGATGGCATACTGGTTCTTCCTGTGTGTTGTGTGGGTAGTTATTGTGGTGAGTTGGTGGTGGACTTAAGCCCCGTTGTTGCCGTCTGAATCTGTCATCGTGCCGTCTGCTTTCATATTGCCCGTGCTTCTGATGTTGCCCTGAACAATCAAGTCACCGATAATGGTGGTAGGCGCGGTGATTTTGGTTTGAGCGGCGGCGATGTTGAACTGTGCATCAGCGGCCATTTCAATGTTGTCGTGGTGTAGGCGGCGATAGCCTTTGGCTGTGCCTGTGTTTTTGTTGCGAAACCCAACCACAAACGGCTCATTGGGATTGCCGTTATTGAACTCAACCCACACCGCATCACCTTTGAGCAGTCGAAAATCGGTGTGTGCGGGCTTATCACCCAGCGGAAAACACACTTCGGCCTGTGGCTGCACATTGGCACCATCGGTGTAACCGTCGATGCTGACACGACAAATCTTGCCGTCCCATGAATGGATGGTGGCGGGGATTTTGTTCATACGCGTGCCCCTGTGTACAACTCACCCAGCCAAAAACGTGAACGGTCGGTGACTTGCAAACCATGACCGCCTTGAATGCGTTGGTGAGCGGCAGTGATGACCACGTGGTTTTTACCCGCGACGTCGATCAGGTGGCCTGCGGCGATTTTGGGATTGTAGCGGGTGGTCCATACTTTCTTTTGTAACAAGAAGGTTGATAGGTTGTTGAGCATTTGTTGGTCCGCACTCAAATAGAACTGCGCAGAACGATTGCCCTTGTTGCGGCTATTGGCTAAACTGGCATCATCCTTGGCTGAGAAGTAAGACGGTGCACCATGTCGCTCAAGAAACTGACTGGTCAAGGTTTGCGTGGTGTCCACGGGCAAACGTTCAACAGGCTCCGTCTTGAACATTTCGGCCAAGCGTTGCACACGCACTTGACTGCCTGTCCAGAACAAAGCGGCGGCTTCTTCTTGCAAAGCACGCGCAATCGCAAAGCTCGGGGCTTGACCCACATAGCAGTAAAAACGTTTGACGCGAATATCGCTGCTGATTGAACACGTCGCCCCTGCGGCGCGGTAAATGTCGGTCAGCGGGGCGTTTTCTTTGATGATGGCGGCGTTGCGAATGAAGGCGACTTTGTGACAGGATTCGAGCAAGGCGATGATTTTGTGAAACCCCATCAGACGGTTGCCCTGCACTTGTGCCCCGTCAGCCATGCGGCGGTTGTGAATGATGGTGTAGGCAGCATGCTCATAGCCTGCTGTGATGGTTTGGCCTTCTGCCAATAAGGGCGCAAGCTTATCATCCAATCGCACAACCACCTCTAAGGTGGCTGGTACGGGCGACAGGTCTGTGCGCAGGGTGACACAGGGCGTTAAATCGGCTCGCAGCCATTGGCCGTTCGACAGTTGAATGTCCATACTTCACCTACACCGTGACAATCGCAAAGTCAAAGGCCAAACCTTTGAGCTCATCTTCTTTGATGCTGATGTCACTGGCGATTTCGCTGGACGAACGACCGTATAACTCCACCCCATAAATGCTGGCAGATTCCAACGCGGTGGCATTGGCACGCTCAACATACAGACGAAACAAGGGCATGATTTGTGCCCACTCGGACTGACTGACCATGCTGTCGATGCTCACCATTTGCACATCGGTAAAGTCATATTGGGCGTGGGCAGCATAAAGTCGATAAACATCAACCGCTTGCGTCTGCACCGTGACCTCATCAATCACCACCCCGACCGCACTGGCAATGTACTCAGCGACCCATTCGGCCAAGTTTTGGCGATAAGGCTCAATCGATGTAGCAAGCGTTGTGTCCATGAACCTCAATACCCTGACAGCAATTTACGATTACCCATTTCTTGACGGCCATAGTAGTGATAGCTGATGTCCCCTTCAATCAACAACACTTCGGTATTGCTCGACATATCGGTTTGCGTGCCCGCCGACAAGGCAATGTGCGCGTGACGCAGGTACATGCGATAAGTGTAGTTTTGAGGGTCACCATGATACGCCCATGCATTGAAGTACCCTGCTGGACCACCTGCAATGCCAACAGTGGCAATTCGTGCAATGGTGTTGCGCACATAGGCATCGACGGTTTCCATAAACGTCACCGAACCTGTGAAATAGGTTTTGTTCTGCACAGCCTCACCGCGTTGACCACCCAGTGGCAACGGAATTTCAATCGTGCCTTGTGAGGCCGTCGTCGGAATCGGAAAACCCTTGGTGCGCAGGTACAGTGATTCAGCCCCAATAATCTCTAATGTGAAGTCACTGGTGACGGCATCCGCCCCAAGGGCTTGGGTTTGGTCGTGGAATTGCTCTAAGTATTGGGGGGTATTTAAGGCCATGTGTCCTACTGTGGTTGCATTGGATGATGCAACGATTGTAGGGGGCTTATTTTTAAGGGCGGCTGGGTTTTTCCAAAAACAAACAGACCACAGTTGGGGGATATCAATATGACCGTACTAAAAAGCAGAGTCGCTTGTGCATTTTTTACGGGTGTGAACTTTTACACCCCGTGATTCATACTAATTAAAGTGCTTTAATCGCTCACATCGGCACCTATCAATAAACTAGCAGCATTGGTGGCGAATGACGTACCTGTATCACTCATCACTCAATAGACGAACCAAACCACAACAACTGGAGAAATCGATATGAAACAACGGGACTATACTGTTCTCATCACCGTCTTGCTGATTGCCACTTTGCAAAAGACACACCAATTTGACGGTCAGCTCAATATGCAACACAACGCACAAAGCAAACACACTTCGACATCATTGCTGTGGCATTACTCAAGAGAGTAAAAAGTCGTGGGCATTGAGTTCAACAAAATCATTGCTAATCACCACTCCGTTAGAGACAGACATTAAAACCCAATGACCGTTAAGCCTGCTGTTTCGGCCTGCGCTTTGACTTTATCCAGCAACACATTGGTATGCGAGTCTTTGAGTTCTTGTGGGTCTTGCTTCCCATATAGAGCGATGGTGTCTTTGGCGACAGTGAGTGTGGGCGTGTTGTCCATTAACAGCCATTCGTACACAGGGCTGTAATTGGGTTGGTTGCTGCACACGCGCTGATAACCAGGCTTGCCTGCCACACCGTAAGTTTGGCAGGTGTATTGCCAGTAGGTATCGACTTTTTGCAGCGTACCGATTTTGGTCAGTCGAAACGGGCCGTCATCAGGTTTGACTTCATACACACGCAAAGTCTCGGCATAACGGTACTGACGAATCAGCGGTTTGGCTTCCCCCTGCTTCTCAAAGTTCATCGTGAATACCGCTGGTGCAAAAGCATGGGTCGTTTTTCTATTGGCCTCATTGATTTGCTTGAGCTGGTTGTCGTATTCAGACGACAACACAAAATAGCCCTGTTTGCCATTGGCTTTGACCTGCTCGGGTTGTATGGCTTTGGGGCCAAAAAGTGCACAGCCCGTCAGAGACAAGGTCATCACTGCCAGCATCATTGTGCGCGATGTGGCGTTTGAAAGGGTTGGGTGGGGATTTTTCATGCGAGGCTCGGTGCTGGTTTGAGGGCATTAAACAATGAAGTGATTTTACAACGCTTCGGTAGTTCGATGTCGGACTCAGAGACAAAACTACTCAGGCTGCCATTGTTTAATAAGTCGCCGAATTCGCATGAACCGCACCTCTTTTTTAAGTATCCCCATTTGTTTGGCTAAGTCCTCATCGGGCAATGTACCCAGCATCGACAGATATTGCTCTGACCAAGACTTTGGTTCTGAGGGCATGGTTTTTGGTGTGGGTTCGGACGGCATTTCTAAAGAATTGGTTTGGGTATTAATAGGCTGGGCTTTTTTGCCATAAGGGGTAATGCCCTGCGCATGGCGTTTAAGACAGACCACTTTAGTGCCAATACCAAACTGTTTGGCCAAAGCACGATCCGTGTCCGTTCCCAGTTTATTGAGCATGTCATCAGTCCAAATCGTTCTGGTCCGTGCTTTGGGTGGTTTAACATGAGGCGGTAGATACGCCTTGATGCCAAGCAAGCGGCGTTTGTCACCCACACAAGCATGGTGAATGCCCAACTGTTTACCGATGGCAGCATCAGAGTGTTTGCCCAATAATGCGATCGTCTCATCCGTCCATTTAAATGCAGGGGCTGTGGCATGTGCGGCCTTGATACCTAATTGCGCACGCTTCTTATGAACAACGGTGTGTGGCAAGTTGAGTCGAGCAGCAATGACACTGTCCGCATCTGTGCCTAAGACGGCCAGCATCTCTGATGTCCAGACGGTGTTGGGGGATTTTTGATGATGGGCAGGGATTCCGAGTCTTTTGCGCCTTGTGCTGACCTTGTGGGCAGGAAAGCCCCACTGATTGGCTAACTCTTTATCGGGGGCTGTTCCCAATAACGCCAATTTGTCAGGTGTCCATTCGGGTGTTGGGCAAGCGGGAATGTTTAGCTGCGTGCGTTTGGCTTGGATGCGGGTACCACTCACACCCCATAAACGCGATAAGGAAGCATCAGACTGTGTACCCAACCTAGACAACATCTCATCAGTCCATTGTACAAGTGGTGCTGGCTGTTTGAACGGGGCTATCCCCAACTCTTTGCGCTTAAGTGCAATGGGGGTGTGAGCGATACCGAAACGTTGACTAATTTTTGCATCAGATACTTTACCGAGTAAGGACAGGATTTCGTTTGTCCACTCAATTCGGTAGATGGGTTTGAACGCTTCAATGTTCAAACGCACTCGCACGTTACTGACATGACTTTGACTCACGCCAATTTTACGTGCAGCATCGGCATCGCTCATGGTCCCAAGCAGTGCCACGTCAGCCGCCGTCCAAACGTGCGAGGGGCGGCGTTTCCTGATTTTAGGCTTCACTTTGCGTTGAGGTACGCGTGAGAAAATTAATGGAGAAGTTTCTTTACGTCGAGGCATTTTTTCGTGGATTCGAAGTTTCTCTTTTCGGCTATGATGGCAATTTAGTCTATGACAATCTTACAAAGCTGTGTGTGGCTCATTGTGCTAATGGTTATTGCTGTTGGGTTAAAGTACTGGCTTTACTCAAAGAACAGAATCACACCACCATTCAAACGAACAAAGCTCAAACAAAATATCACTCATCATGAATCATTGGTGATTCACAGCAGCGCACCCAAACCCGCTTGGGTAAAAGATGAGCTGATTCGTTTGAAAGCCCTGATGCCCAATGCAGGCTGTCGGTCACTGTCACTAACATTTAATCGACTCCACGGCAAATCATCACACCACGTGACTGTCGGCAAATCGTTTGTCGCACAAGTCATCAAGAACCATCAATACCAAATCACCATCAAACGCCGAGAAATACGTCGCCGTCCACCACGCCCAGTAGTTATCAATGACACATGGGCTTTGGATTTAACATTTTACCAAGATGCAGGACATGTGCAGTGTTGTGCGCTGGGCATCATTGAACATGGCTCACGCACTGTGGTGCAACTCAAGGCATTGGTTAATCGCCGTTCATGGACATTATTGGGCTACCTGTGTTTAGCGATTGGGCAGTACGGCAAGCCAAAGCGAGTACGTTCTGACAATGAGCGTGTCTTTACAAGCTGGACATTCAGAACGTTTCTCAAGCTAACAGGCATTCATCATCAAACCATTGACACTCATGCACCGTGGCAAAACGGCAAAATTGAGCGGCTCTTTGGTACACTAAAACCCTTGATACGTCAGTTACGCCTCCACGGCAATCTGCAGTTTCAAGCCGCTTTAAACGAGTTCACAGCATTTTACAATCATGTTCGACCACACCAAAATCTTAGTGGACAAACGCCTATAGAGGTATTGCGACAAAACGGGCGTGTCAAAATCAAAAATCAACCGTTCCCAAATAAGGAATCAATTCTCATATCTGCCATGGATGGATTGCTCACGGGGTTTTATATACCACCTGAGTAAAACAGCTTGTTGAACATCACCAAAAAATGCTTGGTGTGTCCGCACTGGCAAGGCATTTGGCTGCCCGTTAATCACCCAATTTGCACGATTCAATCGATTGGACTGTATCGCGTATTAAAAATGCAGTGTAAAACGAGCCAGTTTTAAATGGCTCGTTCTCAATCAAGCAAAATTTTATGAAAATTTCAGAGAAAATCTGATGGCTTTTTAGTGTCCATATCGTGGACGGGACAGCGTGTATGAACCGCCTGACTAAAAACATGACTCACAACTCAAAAACACAATTCAGAAAAACAAATGCTGTCCGAACCAGTAGCACACAAACTCACCTAAAATCCTAAAATAGACTCAAAACCAAACAGCAAAAGAATAATTTACTCAGCCAATTATGGCTCGCCCAGCCTTGGCGGGGCTAAATCAAAACCTAAAATCTTCAAAAATTACGAATTTTGAAGATTGAAATGGTACGGGTGCCACTGGACATGACAGCTTCGCTTATTGCACACTACCGCGCTTTGAAAAAACTTTCCGAATTATTATTTCAGTAAGTGAAACTAACAACCATAAAATCGTAGCCCAAAAATAGCAAATTACGATAGCTATTCCTCCATAAGGCAAAGTTGGTAATACGTGATTAATAATTTTAGCGTTGTTAAAGGTCAAATTATCTTGCTGATAATCTTTATACAAACCAAAAGATAGCAATATCAAAAGAATAATTGAAACAACGCCCCAAATGATAAATGCATTTCTTTTGAAAATTTGATTCGCTTTCAGAGACATCTTATATTCCCACTATAAAAAATGCTTTTTCACAAAGAGCATCATAAAAAAATTGAAAACCAAGTCATCAAATTAGTCTGAAGAGTTAGTCTTAAAAGATATGGGAGCTTAACCAAAAATCAAAACTCTCAGTGTGACAATCACCCAAAAAATATATATTACCGTTAGAAATATTAGGAACCGAATAAATTGTTTTTTCATAGTTTCTTTCTTTAAGCAAAGTTACTTTTGCATTTAATTTCCTAAATCTGGCCAAAGAGACTTGCCAAGTCTGTCTCGCACATTTTTTCTGACATTGGCATCTAAATTTCGGAATAAAGGTATGCCTGCGACGGTATTAAATGTTGCAACAGTACTTGCACTAGCGGTTACTAAACCAACAATAGACCGTGGTTGATTTACACCTTCGCCTATTGTGAGAATTTTCACATCACCATTTGGTGTCACCATGATGCTTCTTTGAATATATCCATCGTGAAAAGTATGATTTTCATAAGTTCCGTTGACCACAGTCATACCTGATCCTGATAAATATTGAGTAATAACATTTCCACCGAGCAGAGCGTGAGCGGTATTTATACCTGGTTGTGTACAGGCAGATTGTCCTGGTGCAGAATTGCAAGCAAGTTCTGCTTTTACCGCATCCAAACAACCTGAATCTTTATTAATGTTACACATAGCTGGACTTGTTAGTTCATATTTATGATATCCAGGTTGAGTTCTATCCCACTTTTTCGATGTGCACTCGCTTGCTAAACAGTTATTCACCGCCGCATTATACCCCGCCGCCCCTGCTGTGACGGCATCTTCAAAGCTGCCACCTGTCGCCCCACCGACAAGTGTTGCTGCGAGTGTTGAGATGGCTCGGATGTCTTCTTTCTCTGCGGTGGTGAGCTGGTCGGATGTTTTGCCATCGTATCTGGTGTTGATGATGATTTGAGCGAGGGCTTCGCCTGTGACAGCACCTGCTGCGCCTGAGGCAGCGTCGTTGCCTGATAGGTAGGCGACGGCGGCTCCGACGGCGGCGTGGGTGAGGAGACGTGCGGCGTTGTTCGCTTCGGTGTCGGGTTGGCGGTCGAAGTAGTCACCGACTTGGCTGGCAAGCAGTGGCGCGGCGGCGTTGGCGATGCCTTGTTGCAAATTGCCGCCTGCGGCACTGGCGAGTAGGCCTGTGATGGCTTGGGAGGCCATGTTGTATTTGCCACCGGGTGCGAAGTCTTTTTGGCCGTCAATGTAGGCTTGATTGGTTTGGAAGTAGCTGCCCAATGTACCATTTCTGGACAGTGTTTCAAACACGGCTTGCTTTTGGCTTTCGGTGGGGTTCTCACCTAA